GCAAACAGTGGATTTGAGTTTACGATAGAAAATCTTGATGCAGAGATTGCTTTAGCTATAGAAAAAGAAGAAGCTAATGGTGGATTTAAAGCACTATCTTACGAAGATAGTGAAAAGATAAGAGAGACAAAAAAAATAAAAGCTAACTTTGAAGACACTTTAGATAAAATATATTCTCACTTAGAACTATTTGAAGAAAAATCTACAGGAACTAATGATTTAATTTCAAAGGCTGTTACAATGTATGAAGGTATAATAGGAGTAGGAAAGAAAATATCTGAATGCACTGAAACACAATTAGAAGCATTAGACACTATATTGTTTAAACTTACTAATCTGGCAGAAGAAAATAATATTTCTATAGATACTGCCACAGAATAATATGTAAATACAAACCATAATAGACAATCTGAAATGATTGTCTATTATTTTAAATGAAATAAAACAAGTAGGTGATACAATGGCAAAAGCCAAAACTAAAAAAGAAAAAACAAATGAAGGGCTGCAAGACAGTCAAGACTATAAAGACCTTATAGATTATATCTTTAAAAGACTATATGATACACCACATCCTTTGGTTTATAAACAGATTAAAGAATTTAAAGAACAAGGTAAGACTTATTTTGGTATGCTACATAGTCTTATTTATTTTTACGATATATTACAAAATGAGAAGAAAGATGATGTGTTTGGTGTAGGTATAATAGAATATGTGTATGATGAAGCATCTAAGTTCTATCAGCAAATAGAAAAAGAAAGAGAGAGATTATCTACTTTAGATATAGATTTAGAAAATGATATTCAAATTATAAATAAAAAAATAAACAAAGACAAACCTATAAATAAAAAAATAATTAATATAGAAAATATTACAGAAAGTATTGGTGAATTAGATGAGTAAAGAAATAGAAATTGTAGATATAAAAGCAACTAAACATTTATTATCTTCTTTAATAACTAATCCATCTAATTTAGAAAATACTAAAATATGTTTAGAGGATTTTATAAATAAAGAATATCAAATTTTATTTTCGGTTTGTAATAATCTATATCAAAATGGTGTAGAAAATATAACTGAAATAACTATTTTAAATTATCTACAGAAATATCCATTACAGTTAGCACTATTTAATAAAGCTAATGGAGAAGAATTACTAAAAGAAATAGTAGAATTAAAAGAAAACAATTATAAATATTACTACAATAAAATTAAAAAAATATCTATGCTTAGAAAATTGGATGAATTAGGTTTAAACGTATTGGAGCTATTTTGCAAATCTGCCGAAATCGATGTAAAAGAAAAAGAGCGGATAGAAAATAACTTTGAGAACGCCACGCTAAAACAAATACAAGAATTTTTTAGAGCACAGGTAGAAGAATGTTTTGGAACAATAGAGCATCAAGACATAGAAATTATACAAGCAGGCGATAATATTGATGAGACTATCGACAAATGTTTGGCAGGAGAAATATGGGGCATACCTTTTGCCTCTGAATACCTTACCACAGCAACCTATGGTAAGAATAAAAAGATGTTATATATTTATTCTACTCCTAGTGGTAAGGGAAAGAGTAGAAACGCTTTAAAAGATTTTGCATTCTCTGCTGCAAAAGAATTGTATAACCCATCTACAAAGAAATGGGAAACTAATGAACTATATGGTAGTTACAATGGTGGGATATATATACAATATGAGATGGACAACTATATGGAAGTACAACCTATTCTATTAGCTTACATAGCCAATGTAAGTACATCTAAGATTAAAGAAGGTAGATTGTCAACAGAAGAACTACAGAGAATTAGATATGCAGGACAAGTAATTAAAAATTCTAAGATGTGGTTAGCATCTGTAAAAGAATTTACAATTGAAAAGATTAAAGCTGTTGTATCTGAATATAAAAGAAAATATAATATCGATGAAGTATATTTTGATTACGTTTCTGAAAATCCACACTTGATTGCAGAATATGCTGATAAGGTTTCCGCAAGAATAGGAATAAGAGTAGACATGGTATTGACTAATTTATCTACAGCTTTAAAAGAAGAAATATGTATAGGATATGATGTAGCAGTAATAACATCTACTCAAATCACAGGCAACTGGAGAGAAATGAGAACCGAACAGTTAATACAAGGTGCTAAAGCTATTATTAATAAGGCTGACTATTGGTGGTTATTATTACCTATTACTCCTGCTGACAAAGAAAAGATACAACCATTACTAAGTAAGAGCAATTATATTCAAGAGCCTACACACTTATTAGCTATGCAAAAGGGTAGAGGTAGTAGATATGATAGTTCTCTATTGTGGCTTAATATAGACTATGGTACAATGCGTAGTCATGATTGTTTTGCTACTAATAGTGAATATGAATATATTAAAATGCCTAAGACCATTATTAAAAATAAAAAAGAAAAATAGAAAAGAGTTTTTATTATGGATGTGAAAAAAGAAATAGAGGGAAATATAAATGAAGAAAACATAATAAAAATATTAAAACATTATAATTGTAATCCTGTGGTAAATATTAACGAGTATATGATATTTCCTAGTATTTGCCACAATAAAATATCTTCACATAAGTTATATTATTATAAAAATTCTAAATCTTTTTTCTGTTATTCTAATTGCGGTAGTATGTCTATATTTGATTTAATAATAGAAATAGAAAATACAAATTTTAGAAATGCTTTAAAAATATTGTGTGAAATATTAGATATAAAATTTTCAGAAGGATTTCAAATCCCAGATGAAGATGATACGTTCTTAACACAAATACAAAAAAAGAAAGATGAAGAATTAGAATTAGAAAAGCAAAAACAATTCTTCATAGACGAACAGGAACGCACATTAAAGGTGGAATTAACTCCTATTAATAAAAGAATACTACAATATTTCTCAAGCGATTTAAGCTATTGTAGGTGGCTCTATGAGGGGTATGAAGAATTTGCATTAAAACAATTTGAAATTAAATCTTATATTGTTGATGGAGGAATTATAATTCCACATTTTGATATTGATAATAATTTAGTAGGAATAAGAGTGAGGAACTTTGGCGATAAAGAAAAGTTCTTTGGTAAATACACTCCACTATATTTAGATATGACAATGTATAAACATAGTTTAAGTTATAATCTTTACGGATTAAATTTGAACAAACACACAATTAAAAATTCTAAAAGATGTGTGATAGTAGAAAGTGAAAAGGCTGTAATCAAAGCTAAGCAATGGTTTAAAAATTTTTCTATTGTTATAGGAGTTTGTGGCTCTAATATTTCTTATTGGCAAATAAATACTCTTGCTAAGTTAGGAGTTAAAGAAATATGTTTTTGCTGGGATAAAGACTATAGAGATGAAACTGAAAAAGAAAAGTGGAGAACTAAAGTTTTAAAAATTTATAATAAAGCAATTAAGTTTATTGAAAGAAAAGAATTTGATATTAGATTGACAATAATAGATTATGATACTGTAGAAAATAATATAGAATATAAATCTAATCCTTTTGATTTAAACACGCCGAATGTTTATAAGCAACTGTTTAAAAGTAGAATAGCATATGAAAATGTTTAAAAATAAATTAGAAAGAAATAGGATAGACATATGAACAATCAACCATTGAAATATAATGTAGTCAACAAAGAGTTAGACTTAAGTAAAAAACATCTAAACCTTTTGGAAACTATATTAAAATATTATGAGATTGAAAATATAAAAGATTTTATATCTCCAAAGTTTTCAAATACTCATGACCCTTTTAAGTTAAAAAATATGCAACAAGCTGTTGAATTATTATTCAATAGCTTAGATAAAAAAATATTAATGGAGCAAGATAGTGACTGTGATGGAGTTACTTCATTTAGTATTATGTACAACTTCATTAAATTAATTAATCCTAATGCCAATATAGACTACTATATACACGATGGAAAGAAACATGGTATAACAAAAGAAGTTGTAAAGAGAATTAAAAAAGAACAAATAAAATTACTAATTGTTCCAGATGGTGGAACTAATGATGTTGAACTTTCAAAAGAAATTTCAGAATTAGATTGTAAGATATTGATTATAGACCATCATCCAATTGATAATGATAATCCATATGCTACTATAATTAACTGTAGAGATAAACAATATCCACATGAAAACTTAAGTGGTAGTCTTATGTGTATAAAATTTATTGAAGCTTATGAACAAACTTATTTAAAAAACAAAATGAAGTCTCAAAGATTTTACTCTAAACAGTTCTATGACTTAGGTGGTTTAGGTGCTATAGCAGACATGATGGACGTTAGAGACCTTGAGACAAGATATTATATGATTGAAGGTTGTAAGCAAATCAACAATGAAGCACTTAAAGAATTAGTAGAAAAGAAATCAGATGAATTTAATTTAGGTGTAACAATTCATAATTCTGAATTTACAATAGCACCAATGATAAATGCTATGTGCAGATATGGTAAGATGGATGAAAAAGAAACTATGTTAAAAGCTTTCTGCAATTTCAAAGAAGATATAGAATATCAACCTAGAAGAAAATCTAAATCAGACCCACAACCACCAAAAGAAATTCATTCATTACAAAAAACTGCTGCAAGAATTTGTTTTAATGCAAAGACTAGACAAGATAATGCAGCTAAGAAAATTGCAGAAACAATTAAAGTTGAAATTGAAAAATTAAAATTACAAAAGAATAAAGTAATTGTTTTTATTGATAACCAAAATATTATTTCTTATGAAGATAAATCTCTTACAGGCTTGCTAGGAAATAAATTAGTATCATACTTTGGTAAGCCTGTAATTATATTAAGACAAAATGAAAACAAACATAATAAAGAAAGTAATTCGCCTTACCTTTATCAAGGCTCTTGTAGAAGTAGAGGAAAAGGAAAGTTAGAAAGTACAATAGAATATTTCTCTAGTCTAAATCTTTGTTTATGTCAAGGACAACCTAACGCATTTGGAGTTACATTTTATTCCTTAGAAGATATAAATACTTTTGTAGACATATGTAATAAAGAAATTACAGACGATGAAGTGATAGATGTATCAGAAGTAGATTTTGTAATTGATGCTGCTCTATTGAAAGAAAAGAATGTTGTTGAAATTGCAAGTGCTTACAATATATGGGGCGGATGTATTTCTAACCCTAAGATATTAATTAAAAATTTATTAATAAACAATATGGAAATTAATGGAGTAGGAAAAGAAGGTAGTGATTATAAAGGTTATATTTCTTTTATTTATAATGGGATAAAATTTACAAAAAAATATTGTAACAAAGATGATTATGAAAACATGATGTGTCGACCAGAGGAGTGGTTTGGCGATACACCAGAACAAATAATCAAGATGGATTTGTTATGTGAATTTTATGCTGATAAGTATGAGGATGAAATCTATTATAATGTAAAGATTAGAGATTTTTACTGTGAGGCTGTTGAGTTTGTGAGTAGAGTTGATAAACCAAGAAGTAAGAAAGAAATTGTAGAAGATGTTAAAGCAATTCAAGAAGTTATTAAAGCTGAAAGCAAAACTATAGAAACTCCAACTAAAAAGTTTGACAGAAGTAGATGGTAATTATTTATAAAAATAAATTTTCAAAATATACCAAAATCGCTTGACATTTGTTATATTTTGTGATATAATATATTAGTGAGAGAAATCTCACCTTTCATAATAATTCCTTCTATTAATTTTATTTTATATTATTTTTAATACACTTGCTATTTATAGTAGGTGTATTTTTTTGTCTATTTGTGTTCACATTATATGAAGGCACAATGAGTTTGTCATTCCGCATTTACGCACATGGTTTGAAAATAGAGCCGCAGATTTTTTCAACTTTGAATTAAAAATAAAAAGTAAAAAGTTTTTTTCAAAATAAATACCCCTTAGCTATTGACAAATGAATTTAAACATGATATAATAAATTTACAGATTAAACATAAGCAAAAAAATTAATTATATGAAAGAGGTAATAATTATGAATGATGAATTTAAAGAAGTTGAAGAACTTATGTCAAAACTACCAGAAAAATTTTACTCACAATATTTCGAAGAATATTTTACACCCCTAGTAGAATTTTCAAAAACAGATTGTATTAAAGAAGATAATACATCTAAACAAAAATATATCATTCAATGGGAAAAAGAAAAATTATAAAAGGAGGAATAAATATTGATAATAAATAGAGTTTGGGCTATGCCAAATAAAAACACTTTCGATATAAAACCAATTAAAAATTTAATAATGAAATATATAGTAGAAAATAATACAATAATAGACCCATTTGCAAATAAAAACAAAATAGCTAGTATAACTAATGATTTAGATAAACAATATGATACAGATTATCATATGGATGCGATTGATTTTTTAAAAATGTTTAAAGATAATTCTATAGATATGGTATTATATGACCCACCATATTCACCAAGACAAGTTAGTGAATGTTATAAAAAACTAGAAAAAACAGTAAATATGCAAACTACACAAGCTTCCTATTGGGGAAATCAAAAAAAAGAAATAGGTAGGATATTAAAAAATAATGGAATTGCAATAACATTTGGTTGGAATAGTGGTGGAATTGGTAAAAAATATAATATGGAAATAAAAGAAATATTAATGGTTGCACATGGTGGCTGGCATAATGACACAATAGTTACAGTAGAAACAAAAACCAAAGGAGTGATTAATATTGAATGAAAAATTTAAAAATCTACCATTCACATCAATCCACAATCATACAGACGACAGCAACCTAAGAGGATTAGACTCCACAATTAAAGTAGAACAATTAATAAATACAGCTATCTCATTAAACTATAATGCTGTAGCTATTACAGACCATGAATGTCTATCAAATCATGTTCAAGGAATATTACATCTTAAAAAACTACAAAAAAATAATAAAGCAAAAGATTTTAAATTGTTGTTGGGAAATGAAATATATTTAGTTAACTCCATTGAAGGAGTAAAAAATAAAACTGATAAATATTTTCATTTCATTTTAGTAGCTAAAGATGAAATAGGACATGAACAATTAAGGGAAGTTTCCTCAATAGCTTGGAATGGAATGTATAAGGCTCAAAACATTGAGAGAGTTCCTACCCTTAAATCTACCCTAAAAAGAATTGTAAGTGCAAATAAAGGGCATTTAATTGCATCTACAGCTTGTTTAGGTGGTGAATTACCATTTCTAATAAATGAATATTTAACTGATTTAAGAGATGAAAGCAAGAAACAAAAAATAGAAAATTTCATCTTAGAAATGCAAGAATTATTTGAAGATGATTTATATTTTGAATTGCAACCTGTATTAAATGATAATACTCAACAATCTTATTTACAAAAATCAATAAATAAGATGTTGGTTAAATTAGGTGAAGTTTA